CTTGAGAAACGGAGGCCAAGTATCCTGATTAGTGCTACAAGACACACACCAAAACTCACCTGTATGATGTGCTTGATAGCCATACACGCCCCAATCGTTGTCAAATGGCACCATTGCCTTGTACGTGATGTTACTCATTTGGTTGTGCCTTCCTCTCGCATTAGGGGAGCAGCCTTACGCGGCTCCCTATTGGGACACGACTCGTGCCAAGCCTCAATGTGCTTGACATACATCGTGATCTTATTGTCACACTTGTCACACTTTAGAACCGTTTTGACGCTCATTTGTAACCATCCTCTCTAGTGACACATCCTTGTGAAGACTCAAACCCACGACAATTAGCAGCATCACGACGTTGTGAGCCATACCAAAACGCCCATACAAGTGTCACCATAATGAGGATGACACAAACCAAGGCACGAGCCTCGCTCATAACAGTCCCAATGACACGATGACAATCACAAGGATACGTGTCGCAATCAATACAAATCATCACACCACCTCCATTTCATTTAGGAGCAACCCATTGTAGGTCACCACAACACGACCCTCAGCCTCACGACCAATGACAAACACAGACGACTCAGGTCGCCAACCAAGGATGCGAACAGCCATTGCGTAAGCCTCACGCTTTGACGAAGCCTCCTGCTCCACACCATTCACAGCGACATACCACGAGAACACCATTAGAATGGCAGATCTGTGTCTTTGGCATTGCCATCAAACACGACAGTACCAGCAGCCAACATAGGCAACACAGCGTTGATACGAGACTCAGCAGCATCCTGAGACACTTCCTCGTTCACAGGATAACTAGACTCAACCAACACACTTCCAAGCCATTGTGTGTAACCCTTGTCACTTTTGAGATACACGTTGATCTCGTTGTAACCAAGCCACGTGAACTTGTAAACATTACGAGCGAAGACACAAGTCCAACTGATGTCCACACTCCAATCTACGTCACAAATCACATAATCGTTCATACTAGCCTCCCGTTCCAAGTGACTCACAATCTGTAAGCCACACGTTCCACTTGTGTGATAACATAGGTGCTATCACGCGAAAAAAGCGCACGACCCGAAGGTCGTGCGCTCTCTCCGTGACGCTACTAGCCGAGTGCGATAAGCGCTGCGAGCAACTCCTCACGAGTCATCTCCGCAACGGGAACACGCACGACCTTGGGCTTCGCCTGAATCGCCTCAATCCGTCCGTAAACCGTGACTGATGAAGGCGTGTAAGCCTCAAGCACCTTGCCTGTCTTGGGTGTAACCGCGACGCCACCAATCAAGGCACGAGGCGCTTTCATCTTCCCGTCAAGCCCCACACCGTGAAGGCCCCACACATCACCCTCCTGAGGGACACGCACAACAGGCGTATCCAGCATAACTACACGATTCCACATAACTATGTTCCTCTCTCTACGACGCAACGACCATCGCTGCTATCACTACTGCTATCGGTATCAAGTCGGTTCCCAACCCGCACGCTATGAGTGTGTGAAACGGCCGCACCTGCCTGTCTGCGCAGGATGAGGGCGCGCATAGGGGGGGGGAGGGTGTTCGTCGGCTTGTATAGATAAGGAGGTAGCCGCAAATCGGTGGCGGCGTGTGTGTTTTGATATATTTTTTACCTACTGTATTTTGGGTAAGGTAATTATAGCCCCTTTTGGGGGCTGCTCCTTTTACCTGCCTTGTAGGCTTGTGCCTTCTGCTGGGACTTGTACCTTCTGCTTGGTGGGGGTCCACGGTGTGTGGACAGCATTTGAGGTAGATGCAGAGGGTACATGATCAAAGTTTCTACATTATGCGAGCGCCTTACGGAGAGCATCACTTCTCGGTGTCCACCCCCTGTGGGGGTACCCAATCCTACTGTTGGGCGCTAATCCCGCTTTTACGTTACTTGTGTTGTGTCTTCAGTCTAGCCGAAGGTTTCTCCGAGGTCAATGTCGTCTTGTTCTTGAGTTGCTAGCCATTCTATTCCGCATGATTTGCACCAGAGGCTGTCTTGGCTGAATCTGTCTTTGTGGTCTTGTTGACATGATGGGCATATGATCTTCATACTGTTAGGGGACGTTTGTCCCCTTAAGGTATGGTAGATGAGAGTTATGAATCTAAACTTGCTAAGAGTGTGTTGTCTGCGCGTCAGGTAGAGTATTTGGAGTGGTTGATGGACCCTGAGCGTCAGGGTTCTCGTAAGGCTTGGGCTGAGGCTCGGGGGATGGCTCCTAAGACTTTATATAATTGGATGCATGATCGTTGGTTTAATGCTGCTTATGAGCAGCGTCTTGCTGAGTTGAATATTAGTCCTGATCGTATTCAGGGTGTGATTGATAGTTTGCATAAGGCTGCTAAGGCTGGGGATACTAAGGCTGCTAGTTTGTATTTGCAGTATGTGGATCGGTTGAATCCTAAGCGTATTGTGATTGAGGATACGCGTATTGTGAATATGTCTGATGCAGATTTGCGTAATGAGTTAGAAATGTTATTGGGGGATAATGGGGTTTTCGAAGACTGAACTTTTGGGGGAGGCTCGGTTCCGTCGTTGGCGGGGTGAGTCTTCTAAAGATGTTGAGGCTTGTGTCAGATTTTTGAGGGAGGCTGTTTATATTCAGCATCCTGAGCATGGGGCTTTGTTGTTTGAGTTGCGTGAGGCACAGTTGTCTACGATTGAGCAGGTGATGACTGATAGGTATGTTATCATTTTGAAGGCTCGCCAGATTGGTTACTCTACGTTGTTTGCTTGTTACTGTTTGTGGTTGGCATCGTTCTGGCCTGATCAGGTTATTGTCATGTTGTCTCGTAATGAGCGTGAGGCACAGAAGTTGCTGGCTAAGGCCGACTATGCGTATAAGAGGCTCCCTGAGTGGCTTAGAGAGCGTCTACCGAAGCGTCTGGATCGTACTGTCATGAAACTTACTTTTGATAACGGATCTACTATCGAGAGTATGCCTTCTAAAGATGATCCTGCTCGTGGTAGTGCTGTGTCTCTTATCATCGTTGATGAGTGGGCGTTCTTTGAGAACGCCGAGGAAGCGTGGGCTTCTATCGAACCTGTGACTGACGTTGGTGGTAGAGTCATAGGATTGTCTACTGCTAATGGTGCTGGAAACTTTTTTCATACTTTCTGGAATAAGGCTGTGTCTGGTAATAGCCAGTTTACGTCTAGGTTCTTTCCTTGGTCTGCTAACACAGATCGTGGTGCCGACTGGTATGAAGTTAAGAAGGCTAACATGTTGCCTTGGCAGTTGGCTCAGGAATATCCTGACAACCCTGAGGAAGCGTTTATCCGTTCTGGTAATCCTGTATTCGATGTAGACATGTTACGCGCTCTGGTTCCTAGTACCCCAGATTATGGTTATCTTGATAACGTCACTCAAGGATCTAAACAAAACCCACAATATCTACGCCAACATAAAGAGACAGCGTATAAACAATGGAAGGCTCCAGAACCTGGCTACCAGTATGTGATTGGGGCTGACGTTGCTGAAGGTCTAGAACACGGTGACTATTCGTGCGTACAAGTAGTGTGCCTTCAAACTAACGAACAGGTTGCTACTTGGCATGGGCATATAGATGCTGACTTGTTTGGTGAGGAAATCGCTAAGATTGCTTGGCATTATAATCGTGCGCTAGTGGCTGTTGAGGTCAACAACCACGGTCTTACTACAAACAAATCTATGCAACGGTATGGATATCCTAAGTTGTATGTGCGTCACGAGTTGGATGGTAAGACTACTTTTCAGGATAGGGGAACTAAGATAGGTTGGTTGACTACTAAGGCTAGTAAGCCTTTGATGATTGACGAGTTGAGTATGGCTGTGCGTAATGGGCTTATTATTAATGAGGCTGCTACTATTGGTGAGATGCTGACGTATACTCGTAATGATAGAGGGCAGATGGGTGGTAGCCCGTTTGATGATAGGGTGGTAGCGTTGGCTATCGCTAACCAGATGTTAAGGTTTGCTATTGCTCCTGAGTATCGTGAACCTGAGGATACATACTGGACTTTCAACTATTTTAAGGATAAGATTTTGTCTGCTGGTAGTAAATCTAAAAATCCGATTGGTAGCGAAAATGTGAGGTTTGGTGCATGAGTTTTCTAGAACGAGGGGACAATGTGACCTTCTATGTGATGGATAACTGTATTCATACCGAATCTCATGGGCTTACTGGATTGTGCGCAAGTTGCGAAGACTTAGCACATTCTCAAACTCATAAGAGTTATGACCCTGATTGTTTTGCTTGTAAAGTACAAACAGTAGGTTTACAGTTTACTTATGGTAAACAAGATTTTCATGGACCTACTATTGGAGAGCGACAGGTTAAGCAGTATGAAGAATGTAAAGCAGATGGAGTGGACATTGCTCCAGTCCAGAAAACTTGGTCTTAATGGCTGATATTGGTGTTGGCCCTTCCGAACGTGAAACTGCAACCTGGGGTAGTCCTAAAGACTATTCTCCTGTAAAGTCTGGTTCTGATAAAGATCTGTTGCCCCGATATAGGGATCGTATTACAGCGGCTAAGCGTTGGCGCGAAGACGAGAAATATGATTATAACTGGAAACGGTTACGAGACATCTATCGTCTGCGTCCGTTTAATAGATGGTCTGAAGATGATCGTATCGCTGTTGCTATAGCGTTCGCTACTATCAACGTCATTGGGCCTTCTGTTGCTGTAAACTATCCTAAGATATCTGTGGCTTCTCGTAACGAGGATCAGGATCAGCAGAACAAGGCTGCTATGATTGAGGCTATTGTCAACTATTGGTGGAGACATTACAATTTCCGTGACGAGCATCGTGCTGTTGTACAAGACTTCCTTATTTACGGTCATGGTTGGGGCAAGGTAGGTTGGAGTTTTGAAGAGTCTCGTCGTCCTCTTAGCGAGGAAGAGATCGCAGAAACTGCCCAACAGCAGATTATGCAAGCAGATGAGTTTGCTGCACAAAACCCAGAGCAGGCTGCGTCACTACCTTCTAATGAAGAGATCATGGCTAATCAGGAAACTGAAGTTATGGAGACAACAAGAGATGCTCCTTTCTTTGAGCGTGTTTCTCCTTTTGATATTTTTGTAGATCCAGAGGCTACAACAATGAGAGATATCCAATGGATTGCTCAGCGTGTGGTTATGCCTCTTGAAGTTGCTCAGAAAGATCCTAGATTTATTTCTGGTGCGCGTAAAAAACTTAAGGCTGATGGTAGTCTTAAATGGTTTAATGAGGACAATAAACAGAATATTCCTGCCGATCATGGTCGTGTGACTATTTGGGAGTTTTATGATGTGTTGCGTGGAACTTTGAGTGTGTTTGCTGACCAGCAAGCGGATGTAGGTTTCCTTGTTAAGCCTGTAGATTTCCCGTATCCTTATGGGCATCCTTTTATTATGATGCGTAACTATGAGGTTCCTGACCAGTTTTATACTATCGGAGAGATTGAGGCTATTGAGCCTTTGCAAAACGAGTTGAATCATACTCGTAGTGCTATGGTGTTGGCTCGTAAACTTGATATACCGAAGTATATGGTGCGTAAAGATGCATTAGATTCTGATGCTATTGATGCTTTGACTTCTTCTGATACTAACGCTCTTGTCCCAATTAGGGATGATACTCCGTTTGCTGAAGTCATTATGCCTGTTCCTCATAACAATGCTAATGCACAGTTTTATCAGAACCATTCTGAAGTTATTACTGCTGACATTGATCGTGTGACTGGTGTTAACGAGTATATGCGTGGTGGTGTACAAGAAATTCGTCGTACTGCTACTGAGGCTGGTATCATTCAGGATGCGGCTAATGCTCGTTCTAGTGACAAGTTGGCTCGTATCGAAATGTTTATTGCTGAGATTGCTAGTCATGTTGTACAGTTGGCACAACTTTTCTTGACTACAGATCAGGTTGCTCGTATTACTACAGAGCAGGGCGCACAAGTTTGGGTGCCTTATTCTCGTGAGGATGTTACTGGCGAGTTTGATTTTGAAGTAGAGGCTGGTTCTACTCAGCCTCATAACGAAACTCATCGTCGTCAGCAGGCTATACAGTTGATGCAAACTATGGGACCGTTTATTGGGACTACTATAGATCCTATGGCTATTAGTACACATGTTCTCCGTGAAGGCTTTGGTATTAAAATGCCTGAACGGTTTATGATGGGGGGGCCGCCCACTCCTCCAGGCGCAGAGGAACCGAAGCCTCCTGGTTCTCCTACTGCCCCTGATGCTGGTAATGGCGCGGCCCCTTCACCTCAGGGTGGAACAGAACAAGCATTGCTTGCAGCGGTTCAGGCTGCTGCCCAAACTCCTGGAGGTCCAGCATAATGGATATTAATACTCTAGAATCTTGGTTAAAGAAACGTAAGAAACGTCTTAAAGAAGAAATGGATAAGAATACTAAGCCTGTAGGATTGCCTGGTGGTCTTACTATTCATATTAATGTTGGTGGAGAAAAGTCACAAAAGTTGCCTTTGACTGCTGATGGAAAGTTTCTTGCTACTCGCGATAGTGTTGCTAAGTATCCTTCATGAATTATGGTCCACGCGATTTAGTTCGTAGTATTGATGTGCGTCCTGCTAGTAGCGGGGGACAATTTGAACTAGATGATGGACGATTAAAAACTTTATACGACTTTGCGCCGCTCGCCATCTATGTAGGAAGCGCCCCCTTGGGGACGCTCACCTCGGCGGCGGCGTGGACAATCAAACGGATTACCCTTGACACAGGAGGTAATCCAACCGACACCACATGGACAGCCATAAGGTCTGCCGTATGGGATGATCATCTAACGGAAAGTTATACCTAATGGCCGATAACCTGACTACCCAATCTACTACGCCAGCAACCGTACCTTCTGCGTCTGTTATTGCTACAGACGATGTTACTGGTGTCCATTTTCAGAAAGTCAAACTAGATGTTGGTGGCGATGGTGTTAGTGTCCCTGTTAGTGGTACTGTTCCTGTAAGCGGGACTGTGGCGGTGACTGGTGTTCCAGCAGCCAT